GCAACACTTGGATACAGCACAGCGTGAAGGTTCGTTTGGGAAGATTCAAATATCCATACAGAACGGTTCGCCAGAAATGGCTTCCGTCCAGTGGAGTGAAAGAATGAGTGACGCTACTTTCAATGGTAAGTAAAACTTCACCCTTGACTTTTCCTTTTGATATCTTTACACTTAGAGGAACAAGCACATATTCAAAATGGAAAAGCTGGCGGAGAAACCGAAGCTGACCGATTGGTCGCTTGTGATTTCTCCGCTTTTTTTTAGGGAAAATCCAATGGAAAAAAAAGCTGGTAGACCGATTGATTCCGATAAACTAACACCACGTATTCAACAGATTATAGTGGACGCTTTGAAAGCCGGTAACTATATTGAAACTTGTGCCGCATACGCTGGAATATCAAAGCAAACGCTTTACTCTTGGATGAAGAAGGGTGCAAGATCCAAAAGTGGAAAGCATAAAGAATTCGTTGAAGCCGTAAGGCAAGCGGAAGCGGTTTCCGATGTTCGTGATGTAGCGATTATTTCACAGCACGCGAAAAAAAACTGGCAAGCATCAGCGTGGAGGTTGGAACGTAAGCGTCCTGATCAGTGGGGAAGAAAAGAACGGCTGGAAGTTTCCGGTGACCAAGCGGCACCACTTGTGGTTCAAGTCGTTTGGCCGGAGGACGATATTGAAAGCGTAGAAGAAGAAAGTGATGACGATTTATAATGGTCGTTACACTTCCTAAAATCCATACTGGCCAGCGTGAAGTCGCGAATAGCGATGCGCGATTCAAGGTTCTGGCGTGTGGTAGGCGATGGGGAAAAACACGGTTCGGGTCGCTGGTAGGATTCAAGGCATTATTAGAGCAGAGCAAGATTTGGTGGGTGGCTCCCACGTATCAACAAACGAACATCGGCTGGAGGCTCGCAAGAGCATTGTCAAGAACAGTTCCCGACATACACATCAGTCTTTCGGATAAGTGCTTATTGTATGGTAAAGGGGAGTTTTGGTTTAAGAGTTCGGACAGGCCAGATAACCTTCGCGGAGAGGGATTGGATGGCGTAATCTTTGACGAAGCGGCATACCAAGAAGAATTCGTATGGACGCAAGTTTTGAGACCGGCTCTTGCAGATAGGAGGGGATGGGCGACCTTCATTTCGACCCCTTCCGAAGAGAAGGGATGGTTCCGTTCCCTCTTTGATTTAGGTAACAACCCACTTGAACCGGATTGGGATTGTTGGCAAAAGCCGACACGCACAAATCCATTTATTGATCCAGTAGAAATAGAAGCGGCAAGGAGGGATTTACCATCGATTGTTTTTAGGCGTGAATTTCTGGCCGAGTTCGTTTCAGCCGAAGGTGCGCGAATCAAACGCGAATGGTTAACTCACGGAACACCACCAAAAAATTTGAAACTGGCCATCGGTGTTGACCTCGCGATTTCCTTGAAGAAGAACGCTGACTTTACTGCGATTGTTGTAGGTGGATTTGACCCGATGGGGACGTTCTGGGTAGTAGATGTTTTTCGGGATAGGGTGACATTCAATGAAGCGATGCGACTGATTGTTTCTTACGCTACAAAATACAACGCCAGCGTGATAGGCGTTGAAAGCGTGGCCTACCAAGAAGCCGTTGCACAAGAACTTTTAAGAACCACCAAATTTCCAGTGAAAAGTATTAAGGTTTCAAAAGATAAGCTGGAACGCTTTCAGCCGTTGGAAAGCCGTTACGAGCAAGGTCTTGTAAAACACGAAAGGGATTTACCCAAAGAATTTGAGCAAGAACTTTTGTCCTTTCCGCTTGGTGAACACGATGATATGGTAGACGCGATGGTTCACTGTTTTAACACGGCACCGCAAAAGGTTTCATCATTATCGGATATGAATACGGCAGAACGTGATAACACGGCTGTCTTTTCTGGTCTCAGGGAGTCGGTCTTTTAATGGCAAAACAACCAACCAAAAATATTTCTGGATTGACTGAGGAAGTCGGGGCAACTGGCGTTTCGTTCTTTGCTGGTGCAATACAAACGGAAGAATTCAACAGTTCCTTGAGAGGCCGAACCGGTGCGCTCACCTATGACAAGATGAGGCGGACAGACGCACAAGTTTACGCCATCTTAAATGTCATAAAATTGCCTATCCGTTCCGCGACTTGGTTTATCGATAGCGAAGATGAAAAGGTAAAAGATTTTTTAGAAGAAGCACTTTTTGAACGGTTGGATTTTGATGACTTGTTACGCCACGCTTTATTGATGTTGGATTTCGGTTTTGAGGTTCTTGAAAAGGTCTGGGAAGAAGATGGTGGGAAGTGGTGGATCAAGAAAATGGCACACCGAGCGCAAACCACTTTATGGAAATGGCAAACAGACGAGAACGGGGATTTTCAAGGCTTCGTGCAGAACGCCAGAAAAAATGAGATTTTCCAAACAATCCCAATCCCTGCTGAAAAACTGGCACTTTTTTCTTTCCAGCGTGAAGGGAATAATTTTGAAGGGATTTCTATTCTTCGCGCTTGTTACAAGCACTGGTTTATCAAGGACGGTATTTACCGGATTGATGCCATCGCCCACGAACGATTTGGGATAGGTGTTCCGTATGCGAAAGCACCAGAACACTATACGCCAGATGATAAAGATGCCGCACTTTTATTGATGAAGCAATACAAGGCAGGGGAAAAGGCTCACTTCTTCATTCCTCCCGATTGGGAGTTCGGAATAATGGGAGCCGATGATTCCACACGTTACAATCCAATGGAGTCAATAAAACACCACGATGAAATGATTTCCAGAGCGGTGCTGGCTTCTTTTTTAAACTTCGGAACCACCGGAACCGGCTCACGTGCGACAGCCGACAGTTTGACAGATTTGTATATGAACGCTTTGGGTGCAATCGCTGAACAAATCCGCCAAAACATTCAAGACCAAATCATTGAACAGCTACTTGAATTCAACTTCAACAATGCAAAGGCAACGCTTCGGTTTGCCGACCTTGAAACAAGGAAGCGTGACGAGCTGGCGTCTGGTCTTGAAAAGCTGGTAAAAGCACGTTTACTGAGTCCTGACGCTGACCTTGAAAAGTGGGCACGAGACGTATGGGATTTACCGATTCAGTTGGAAGAAAACAAGGACGAAGAAGAACCGGTGGAAGAAGAACCGGAGGAAGAAGAACCGGAGGAAGAAGAACCGGAGGAAGGTGGCGATGACGAAACAAAAAAACCGGAAATCAAAGTGGAAGCGCACGAAGGTTGTGGTCACGGCAATAATGATGACGGCAATATTTTACTATCTGCACCGAATGGCGGTAAGAATGTAGATTTCTGGCGTTCTCCGACCCCAATTGAACAAACGGTGGCCTTACGTGAAATATCCGGTAAACAAGACGATGCCGCTGATCACTTGGTATTGGTGTATAACGAAGTCAAAGGTGAACTCATTTCTTCGTTGATTGAACAGGGAAAAGAGGCATTGGGAAAAGCTGATGTGAACGCACTTGGATCGTTTTCCGTTCCCACTGAAATTTCTAAGCAACTTGAAAAAAGCGCAACTTCAATAGCGACTGAAATATTCACTTACGCACGAAGAACAATCCGCGAAGAAAAGAAACGCCAGCTACGAACACCAAACGCCACGCAAACAGAATTGCGCGATGAAGAATTGACGAATGCGGAAATCAAGGCTATCTTAAATTTACGTGGACGAAGATTCGCTGACCGGCTTACTCGCAGAGCGTTGGAATCCGCTACCGAAACCTTCATAGAATTATATCGCACAGAAGGCCTCGTAATATCCGATGAGATTCTTGATCAAATCGCGGAAGATTTAAATGGGTTGAGTGAAAACGTAATCCGCTACGAAGGTAGGGGATTGATAGCCGATGCGCTGGCCACCGGTAGAGGGTATGAAGCGGAAATCCAAAGCGAAGATATTTCTGGTGCGCAGTACTCCGCAATTCTTGATGGAAATGTATGCGAAGAATGCCGCCCACAAGATGGTCGAATCTTCCAGCTTGGGTCACGTAATTACCACCGGTTCGCGCCTCCAAACAAGTATTGCCTTGGACGCACAAATTGCCGATGCCTTTACGTTTACATATTTAGCGAGGAAACTTAGAAGATGAAATTATATCGCGATGACCGATACGAAAAGGTTCTTGTTTCACTGGCTGAATCGGATGAAACCAATACAGGCCAAATCCAAATTGCGCTGACCGGAAAATGGGAACACGAATATTACGGCACGATTGAAATAACTAAGAACCACTTGAGGGAATTTGTAAAGAACTTTGACGAAGGTAAGCGCGATGTGGTGGTGGATTACCAGCACAGTTCCCATTCGCCTGACCCTGACCAAGCAAAGGCGGCAGGATGGGTAAAAGAGTTGACCCTAAAAAACAGGGGAAAAGAGTTGTGGGGAACGGTGGAGTGGACAGAGAAAGCGGCAGTTCATATTAGAGCCGGTGAATACAAACACATTTCACCGGAATTTGTATTGGAATACAAAGAAAAAGAAAACGGTAATGATGTCGGTGCTACTCTCCTTGCCGTTGCTTTGACAAATCGACCCTTCTTGGAAGGGATGGCACCCGTTGTTTTAATGGAGAATGGCACTCTCCTAAAATTCAACGAAGAAATCATAACTTCTAACGAAGGAGGTGTTCAAGTGAACATCCAAATTATCCGAGAAGTCTTAGGACTTTCGGAAGATGCCGAAGTTTCCGAAGAACAAATTGCGGAAGCCGTTGAAAAAATGCACACGGAAAACCAAGCGTTGACTCAGAGCAATTCTGAGTTGACCGAAAAGAATTCCGAGTTGACCGAAACAATCAAAACCACCGAAACCAATACCGACCCCGAAGATGGTAAGGTGAAGATGAACGAATCTGATTTTATCGTTTTGAAAGAACAGGCCAAACAAGGTGCAGAGGCTTCAAAGATGTTGAAAGAAATGAAAGCCGATGAAGCCGTAAAATTGGTATTGTCCGAGCGTAAAATTGCACCCAAGCAGAAAGAATGGGCACGTGCTTACGCTTTACAAAATCCTGACGGTTTCAAAACTTTCAGCGAAAATGCAACTGCTATTATTTCTTTTGACGAAGTCGGTTCCGGTGAGTCCGGTGAAAGCAAGGCGTCCGATGTGAAATTGTTTATCAAAGAACGTATGGACGGTGGTGCAAGTTTGAAAGACGCACAGCAGTTGGCACTCACGGAATTGGGTGAAGAAGCCTTTGCCGAATACCGATTAGCGAAGTAACCATTTTTTAATTATCCACGGATTTATAATGAGGTGAAGATATGGCTTACGAAGGTGGGAATGTACTTGACCTGACAGTTCCTGTAAGTGGGGATTTGTC